TGGTATTCATCTTGTAGATGGACGACACAGATATGAGAGTGCCTATACACAAAGAGCGTATCCCAATATTTTCTTGTGGAGATGCGCTAAGAAAGGTAGATTTTGGAAAAAGAGAGAGTGGAAAAGTAATAGGGAAATAGCAGAGGAGAATTTAAGAGAAACTCTCAATAAAATAAAAAGAGAAGAAAAATGAACATAAGACAATGGTTCTGTAACCACAAGTGGGTGAAACAATCAGAGGCTATATTGCCATCTGCATTTGAACAAACTGCGAGAACAGGAGAATATACATTATCAAAAGATGCAGGTACACCATCTTGGATATTCAGAAAGAAGTTTATACTAACATTTATCTGTGAAAAATGTAATAAGATTAAACAATTCACACAGGAGAATCCATGACTAATAAATGGCGTGACCGTATAATAGGGATAGTAATTGGTCTACTTCTCGTAACATCTGCGGTTTCAACTGGTTTGTTGTCTGATTATTACGGTAATTGGAAAGAGGAAATCGTCATAAGAGCCGAAGCTCAGCAAATGATGTTTGAGTGGAAAGAGGCTTACGAGGAATGTAGTAGAAAGGATTTGTTGCCGATTATAACAAGACTTCAATCTCGTCTAGACCCTGAGTTGGCACGCCAAGTGGCTGATGCCATTCAGAAATATTCTAGTGAGTATAGACTGCCGCCTGAATTGATTATACATATAATTGATAGAGAGTCCAGATTCAGACCATTGGCCAAGAGTAAGGCAGGTGCTGTTGGACTTATGCAGATAATGACAAAGGCACATACTGATAAACTCAAAGAAATGAAAATCAAGCCTGAAGAAGTCTATCATATTGATAACAATATCAAATTAGGGTGTTGGATATTCAGAGAGTATTTTGATAGTCAGAAGGATATCGAAAAGACTTTGAAGAAATATGTTGGTGGGAACCATGATACTTATGTTAAGGATATACTGGTAGCCTTCACTAATGAAGCCATTGTTGGTGTGAAGGTAGAAAGGAAGAAGGATGAAAAAGAGCTATCAGGAACTATTGAAAGAGAACGAGGACCTGAGACATCGACTGTCTATGAGCGAGAACGAGAATCTAAAGAAAAAGTTATTAGTAGCCAAGGTAATGGTCAATCAGGCTGAGGCTATTACAATGTGGAAGGAATTAGAGAAAGTTACGTTAATAACCATAGACAGCTGAATCAGGAACAGAGTGTATACTATCAGATTCTTCTTCAATAAAAACATTATCACCGTAAGCAGTTAGTGGGTCTGTCCAAGTATCTGGAGTAATATCAGGTGAGATTATACCGTCAGTAAAGCCAGTCTCGTCAGTAGCAGAAAATCTGAAAGGCTTGAGAATAAATCCCCATATTAGTTTGTTCAAGTGAAAAATTCTACTTTCTTCATGGACATCAACAATTTCATAAGCCCTATCATTCCAAGTAGTTGCAACTACATCACCTGGTTTTGGCTCATATGAGGCTGTAATATCTCTAGTAAAAGTTGTCTTTGGCATCTCCGCATACTGAATCATTTCTTCACCTACAATACCGAAGGTGTTAGTCATAGTTTCTTCCTCAGATACTTCATATACACATTTCGTTGTATATGGTCCCAAGTAACTATGTTCAGTAGACTCACCATACAAAGTATCATAATTAATAGCGGGGTCCAGAATCCAAAACTCAACTTCAATACCTGCAATATCATTAAATTCTACAATAATATCATCAAACAAAGGCTCCGAAGTTGTTCGGCAATCATACAAATTGAATTTTGGTTTAGCCATTTATTCTCTCCAAAGTTGCTTCTATATATTCCAATTCTGATTCCTCCCACATTTCATCAATCACCTGTTGGTTAATCTCTGCTTGTGTTAAATATGTTTCATCCCCAAGTATATCTTCAAACATTGTTTATTCTCTTCCAGTCGATTTTTACCTTTTTGATCTTTATACTTTCCATATCAATTGAGGCGTCAAACTGTCTCCACCAGAACCTTCCTAATCTATCTTTCAGAAGGTCTTTCATTTCATTTTTCAAACCACCCACATTAATAGTTGATCTGTTGTTTATTCTATTTTGTAGTACATATTCGGCCCACGCAATAGCATCTTTGAAAATATCACCATGAATAGGGATAAAATCTGTTATTAAATCATCAAACATTATCCTACTTCTATTCCATATCCCTCCCAGCCTTCCTCCAATCTTAATTCTTCTTCTAATCGTTCTTTTTCTTCCTTACCTTCTGAAATCATAGTATCACCATCAAGAGTGATACCTACATTTCCAAGAGAAGCAAAATTTGCAAACTTATTTCTTATGTAACCTAACGTGATTTTACTGAGAGCAGCTACATAATCAAAAATCCAACCCTCACCATATAAATCCTGTTCAGTTAAATCAGTTGAATACCCTAAGTCAACCGATCCCGTTGACCACGGTGTAGCGTTCTCAATAAAATATGATCTAATTAAAATATACTGAGGTTCACTGGTGAAATCAGGCATTGGATTAATCTCTAGTTGATTTCTATATTTATGATAATGAAAATTATATGTGTCAACAATATACCTATCCAATGTCTCCAAGAAATCTCTAGCTAAATGATAAGATACTAAGGACCATGAATCTCCACCATATTGAAGATGTCCAAACATTCCCATGTTCCAAAGATAATTTTCTACTGTAAATAAAGTGTTTATACCACCACCAGTAGTGCCAAAACCTGTATCATAACCAATCATAGACACCATTCCTGGTGGCATATCATATAATATTTGACCTGCCGATAATGGTAATGTGAAATAATATTCCTGTGTTGCATTACCAACAGCCCACTTTATCCACTTCTGCCTTGAATAATCTATATGGTCAGAAATCTGAACATCGTCCAATTCTACTTTTATCATTGGCTCTCCCAGACGCCTTCTAACCTTACATATAAGTTCTGTTTTTGTTGTTGCCATATTTTACCTCTTATAATGCTACAATTGCGAGTATTACACCAAGAAAAATTGCACCGAAAGTCCCTTTATAAATTGCGTTATCAATTTTACGGTTATAACTTTCTTGTCTATAAGCATTTTCAGAATCAGCCCATAACTGTCTGTATTCTTTAGCTTTCATTTGTTCAAGAGCTACATACTCTTTTAACGAATTAATTACAGATATTTTTGTATTGATTAAAACTTCTTGTTCCTTCGCAATTTCTTTGTATGCTTTAGCCAACTTGAGTATTGCTGAGATTTTCGCATATTCACTCGGAGCGAGGACAACGAATTTCGCTTCTTCTTTTGGGACTTCCTTAAAGTTCTCGTCAACATATATCGGTTTTATTTTTGCAGGTTTTGGTATACTGTCAATATCTAATACATACTCAGGAGTCTTTTCAAATACTACAGCAGGAGGCTCATAAGGAATGAATTGTTTAGGTCCACAACTAACAAGAAAGAAACTAACTATGAGAAACCATGCTATTATTTTTCTCATAGGTTGTCCCAATCCTCATCAATCTCATCTGCGATTTTGGCAATACTATCTTCATGTAGTATACCTTCAATTTCCTCGGTCGCCTTCTTTTGAATTTCTTTTATTTTCTTTACAGATTCCCCACTAAGTTTTTCCTTCTCCTGAATATTGACAGCTACAACCTTTTGTTTTTCTTCTATTAACTCTACTTCTTTTTGTCCGAGTGCCTGTTTCAATTTATGAACCACACCTTCTCCTTTACTCTTATCGCCTCTTTTAGAACTCCACCAAAAAGCGATAAAAGCAAGAACACCACACCCAGCCAAAAGTCCTACTATACTTGTAAATTCCATACATCACCTCTTATACCCACGTTTTTTCATCACCATTTCCATTTCTCACCTTGGCAACTTTAAATCCTTCTCTCAAACCAAAGACAATAGAAATGACAGTACCATTTACTGCTACAAATCCTTCACTCGTCACTTTACCTTTATAACATAAGAGAGCCGAAACAAATAATAGTAAGAAAATTACCCATACTTTAACTGACACAAAGTTCTCAAATAACTTTCTCCACCACAATTGTCTCCACTTCTTTGCTTCTTCTTTCGTTATAGGTACTAGATCGGTTTTCTTTACCTTTACAAACTTTTCTTCTTCGCCCACAATACACCTCCTATTACACTACATCTGCGGCTTCAAATAATGATTTATGTATCGCTTGAACAAACATCAATTTATTCGATACATATTTATTAAAATCCTTATCATTATCTATAAAAAATGGTTCTACTAATACACAAGGGGCATTAGTATATTTCAAAAGATGTCCGCCCCTATCTTCAACATCAATACCTTTTGTACCTCTATCTGGTAATTCCAAAATATACCTCATATTCGATTGAAATATATCAGCTATTTTCTTACCCTTTACTGATTTATGATAATAGAGTGTTTCTGTTCCTGATGCCCTTTTATTAAAAGCATTACAATGAAAACTCACAACAAAATCAGGATTTAACTCATTAATATCACTAGGTAATCCTCTGTAAGTATTTCTTAATACCTTTACTAATTCAATTCCACCATCTGGTTCTACAGAGCTGGATAATCTACTCATAATTAAATCAACTAATTCATTATTGAGTTCAAATTCGCATATACCTTGAGTCTCATTACAAGCACCGGGACTCCCTGGCTTATGTCCAACAACTAATGCACATTTTTTCATTCTTCTCTCCTATGTTTTCATTCTTTTTAAACGCATCGCCCGTCTTTTCGCACTACCTTTTTTTCTTCTACCTTTCTTCTGAGACTTCGGACCATTACGTTTTTGTCTCCTTCTAGTTCCCATACATCACCTCTTTACACACCAAATTTTCTCCATATCTTATCAATATGTTTAAACACCTCCCTCTGTTGTTCCTGCTCTTGCTGCGTACTACCTAACTTATGTTTTCCTTTCATATATTGTTTCTTAGCTTCTTTACCAAAAGTGCCAACATAATACATAGCAATCTTCTCGTATTCAGCGGAGGTTCCGAATGTCATTTCTGTTACATACCTTTCAAATTTCATTTTTTTGTTATAAAAACCATTGTCCACTCATCAACTGTATCAATCTCAATTTTAGCAATCTTACCAAACTTTCGTTTCAAGAGTTTAAATAGTCTCCTCGCTTCTTGAATATCCTCTTTACCCGGTCTTTCGTTTGCAACATCTCCATTTTGCCTTGTGGTAAGCTCAATATATTTATTATTTGAGGCATCAATAGAAAAATACGTCCTATCTTTTCTTATAAATGATAAAATGTCATCCATCCATTCAGTCGCCGCAACCTTTTTAGCGATAAATTTAAGTTGTTTCTTATTCATCAACTCTGTCAAGTATTCATAGAATTTCATTTTTTCTCCAAAATTTCAAATAGTTAGTTTACAACCATAAAGAAATAGTGTATACTAAGGTTGTTCAACGCCGAGGGTAATAATCCATTTCCTATGGTATCCTTCCATACCCCATATACCAATTCCTATTCCTATTCCTTCCTATTCCTCCTCCATTTCCATACCAATTCCTCCTTATTAGGAATTAATATGGTCCATACCTATAGGATTTATCCATCGTTCTTATTTATTTATAGTTTATTTACTTAAAAAATGAGCATAAAAAAGCCCGGCAAGTAAAAAACCCACCGGGCCCGAAAAAGAGTTACTGTATGGTTGGCTTACAATGTAATTTCCTTAATTGTGTCTAGAGCTTCGTCACCAGCCTCAATATTTCTCAAAACTTCAAAGACTTTCTCAGACCAACCGGAAATTAAGTATACATCACCTGGACCTAAATTAACAGGTACGGTGTCATAGGGAGCCAAGTTAAAAAGATACAATTTAGAATATGGGACTTGTCCTTTATATTGTCTCCATAGCTTTTCGATTCTGCCTGCCCCACTATAGGTATTGTCCCACATCTGTCCATCGGTAAACATCATAATACGATCAAAACCTGGATTGCCTTTTTCTAACTGACTAAGTGCCCATTCAATAACCTTGTATCCATTAGTTGAATAGCCAACCTCACCCTCTCTTCCATGCATCTTGTTGGTTTTTGCCAAAATATCTCTAGATGGCATTTGAATAGGCTTCCAAGAGTCTCCGAACATACCTGTTACTGCATACTCACATCTACTTTCTAACATCAAAGACATTAAAATACCAATATCATATCTTTCAACAACATCGGTATTGCTACCTTCTAGTCTCATTCTCCAATGGTCGTCACGGGTTCCTGTCGCGGGGACTTGCATTGAGCTTGAAACGTCTGCGGCAATTAATACCTTTTCTCTATCAAACATAGGAATGTTTTCAATAGATGTTAAGACTGCCTTTTCTAGGGCGATGGCAAGAATCTCGTGCTTTTTGGTAGCAGGTGTCAGACCGAAGTCATCCATTTGTTGGTCCCAATATCTTTGTCTACGAAATTGTTTACCGAAACCAATTGCTCTATAAGAGGCAAGGTACCTGAAAGGTAATTGTCTAGACTTACGAACAGCCTTAGGATTCGCCAAGTATTCAGCAACCTTTTCAATATGCTCTACGGAAACATCTTCTTGTATAAAATTACGAAGATTTCTTAACAGACCCATATATCCCATTCTCTTTTCATCAATAAGACCTTCCCATACCTCTTTCTTACTTCTCTCGTCCTTCTTTGATTCCGTCATCCTCTTTTCCCAAGTATCGGCCTTAGCCAACTGGTCTTGGGCAATCTTATTAAAAAGATCAGCCTGACCCTGGTTTTTCGGTTTAGGATGGGTCAAGAAAAGAACGTCACGAAGCTTGATGTTGTTATTAATTGGGTCTTTATTAGTCTTATCAATGAGATACGTTCTGTCGTACTTCGCAAACTGGTATTCATCAAACTTAGAGAATGCATCAGCGATTCCAAGTCTTAACTGATTAGACAATTTACCAAGAGTCTTTAAGACACCGGTTTCCTTATTGACTTCCCAATTCTTTTTGTTTGACTTTGCATAGTAGATAAGAATCTGTGCCAATTCATCGGCTCGTCCAATAACTCTACGAGCCATACGTCTGACAAGATCATCACCTTTATGTTGCTTTGCAAGCTCTACAGCGAGAACCATTGGAACAGCACGTAAGTACATAGATTCTCTAGCATAAACAGCCAACTGTGCAACAAACTCAGGGTCGTTCTTACGCACAAGAGTCTTAATGCTATTCAATAAGTTGTTGGTGTCTGGGATATAAAACTCTCCACCTAAAGCGGTTGTGCAAACCTTAGAGTATAACTCCAAGTCTGGTGGTAGAGTGAAGGCAAGGTCACCTTCATAATTTGTGGTTTGAAACTTCATTACATTTTACCTCCTGAAATTTTTACGTCAAGAAAGTTAAAGGCGAAACACACTCGGTGAGAGTGATAAGCTCCCACACCCAGACTTCTATTAGTTAGGTGATTTCCAATCGGAAGGGAGTATAGTAAGTGTATTTTATATCTTCCACACTTAGGAATTTGATATGGAGGGCTTCGGTTCCCCCATACACGGAGTGAGGCTTCTATAAAGCCGCCTCACGATCAGTAGTCTGTTTCATTTACGAAGTAACCCTGACCTACGTTATCGCCTTATTTTACATTAAAGGAAAAATCGGGGATTAAACAGAGAGAGCGCCTACTCTCTACACTAGGTAGAGAGTAACCTTATCCTAACTAGGTCAGGATAAGGGTTTATCTTATCCCAACCTAGATTGAGATAAGAATATAATCAAAAGTGTTAGCCCCGAAGGGCTAAATTTTTTGATAACATTATCCATGTCGAAGTAACTCTATCTTACGCCACCAATTTTATCTAACTCTATTTATATCACGTTTCAGGCATGATGTAAACCACCTGGTTATACGTTTTATCACTCAAACAACAGGCTCTTTAGTCTCTGATTCCCAAATATCGTCCTCAGGTTTTAATCCTGCCTGTTTTTTCTCAAAACAATCAACATGATAAGCATTAGGTACGCCTATAGGCTGACCACAAAACTTACAAGGATAGTTTCCATCATTTATACCTTGCTCTTGTTGTAGACATTTCATATGGACAGAATTTGCAATTGATGTTTCTAGTCCACAAATTCTACAAGTGAATACTTCTTCATCAAGGGGTGTATCCGTACCAGCAACAAGCGGCCCAGGTGTGGTAATCTGTGTGTGTACTTTGGCATCCGTAGCAGATATATTCAGTCTTTTTTTTTCTTCCTCTGCTATTGTCTTTAAATCACTGATAGTCTGATCTATTTCTTTATCAGCTTTATCAAACTCCTTTTTTAATTCATCTTCTAGAGTTTTTTCAGGAGCAAGTCTATCACAGTTAGGACACTCTGTAAACTTCCTCAAGTCTACATCTTCCCACCTGCCCTGGCAACGACCGCACGTATACAAACCTAAATGCTTTTGTGGAATACCAGAAGTCCATCCACTCGTATCTACTTCAGCTTTACCATCTCCCTCAATAACTTTACCACTAACTTTATTCCATTCTTCCTCAATTTTTTTCTGATTTTGTTCGGCTAGTGAAATATCAATTGGAGCATCTGTCGGTCTTACAGTTTTACAGAATATACAAATCTTTGAATCTATTCTATTATTAACACCCTTACAGTAATTACACATCCATGCCCCTGTTTGAGGCATTTTTGTTTTCTTACAACTCCAACAAGTTATAGTATTTTGTGTATAATTTTGCTGCTGACAGTGAGGACACGTCCAATAATGCGCCAACGTACCCGTTTTACTTTTATGGATTCTTTCAATCTCCTTTTCTGTTTCATCATCATCTAAGGCCTCTATAGGCTTAGCAGGCGATGCTCTATGCCATTTACCGTCAAACCAATAACCTGATCCCGTTCCTGGTTTATCTTTTTGCCAACTCTGTTGATTAACTCCTGCATAAGGTTGAGAAGGTTGAGTATAATGAAATACTTTCTTTTTAATGTTAGTTTTGACTTTATTGATAAACTTGTCTGCCTCAAAACCATCAACACTAAAACGTAACTTAACCTTAGCTTCTGTAATCATCAAGGCTCCACAAGGAACTTTTGATCTAATCTGACCTGCTATACCAGAATGGGCAACAACAAGAGAAATGTCATGGTTTTGATTAACATACTTATGATCTGTTCCAGAAAATCCTGTTCCCATGCCGTGATGTGAGTGAATAACACCTATGACAGATAAGTTATTAAACTCTGCACACTCAACATCGTCAACTAAAGCAGACGTTGCAGTTTGTTCAGGAACGAATATATCTTTAACAGTCATATCTTCTTTACTTCCAAGAAGATAAGCAAGCCATTCCATTGACTTATACTCCTCCATTAGAGCATCTATCTTGACTTTTGCTAAAGGCTCAACCCAAACTACAGTACCACCATTGTCACAGACTTTACCACATTCTTTGACAATATCCAATTCAACTTCCCAATCATCATCTTTAACGATACCTACTGATGTTGGGGTTGCCGGAACAGTACCTACCCCAGGAACAAATACTTGTTTACCACAACCAGCCACGTTTTTCTCCTTTGCCTCTTTTATTGCTTTTCGTTGTTGTCTAAGTTTAAGTTTAGCTGCCCTTCTTCTTTTTCTCTTATTTCTCTTTCCCATAATATACCTTAATAATTGAAAAGTCCGCTAACCGTTCTTGCCACCTCTTTGGACGGATATTTCACAATTTTTGCCACAGCTAATGCTCCAACTATTGAAGCGGGCACACACCACGAAGGCACAACAACATATCCATCCTCAGCCTCACCCCACTCTGCTACTTTATTGTTAATTGAAAAATGTTCGCCATCATAACCAACTTTCATATAACGGGCACCACATTTCTTTGCAATTGCTTGATTTTCTTCTTGTGATTTGAGTTCATCGGTACAATCAATTAACCAGTCACACCCAGGAAACATATAATCTTTAAGTCTCATGGCTCTAACTTTTACTTTACAATCAGGTCTGATGTTATTAATGATAATTCCAGCGACATCAGCCTTATTTCTGCCAATGAATTTTTCAGGAATATCTAGTCTATTCAAATTATGATATTCAATTGTATCATCATCAAAAAGATAAATTTCAGAAATTCCTGTCATGGCCGCAAACTTAGCGACCCAGAAGCCTACGCCTCCAACACCCACTACAGTTATTGAAATATCTGTATTTAAATCTAATTTTTTCTGTCTATCGTAAAGCATATCAGACATATTGCACCTTTCTTAATCAGAGGACCAAAAGTTATCTTGGTCAACTTGTATACCACCAGGCTTCACACCAATTCTCCTAGAATCTTGTCTCAAATTCCTCATTTGTTCAACACCCTGACCTTCTGGTAAAAGATGTCTCAATAATGTATCTTTTCTCGGTAATCCTCTAGGATTCCTTGTTGCTACTGAACCAGTGTTAATATTCTCTAAAACTATTTGGGCTTCTTGGGCAATTCTTATAATTTCTTGAGCGTGATTCTTTCCTTTTAGACTTCTCGGATAACCCCAGTCACCCCAACAATCTGGATTTGATTGATGATAATGTTGGAAGTAATCAAAACCAATAGGTTTTCTAGTAGAGACACCTGTGATTTTATCACCTTTTGTAACAACACAAACAATAATATGTGAAATCATTTTCTTTGTATAGTTATGTGCAATAGCTCTACGATCAACATACTTCGGCCAATAGATTCCTTGAACTAGCCAATAAATCTCGTTAGTATATGAACCTCTTGCAACAGAAAGTCCACTATATAAATCATCATGCCTCATATCGGGCATAGCGGTCATATTATCCAACTTTTTCTGTAACTCTATTTCTTTCCTCTCATAATCACTACGGAGAGTATTAACAAAATTTGACATTTCCTCAACTTTGTTATTGATATTACTTTTAATTACTGTTAATTTTGAGGCAATCTTTCCTCTAAATTCTTCTCTTATTTGGCTCTCTGCCTCAACAGGAGAATCCTCATCAACAACAAGTTTTAAAACCCTATTGCCCATACGCAAAGTAACGCCGTCCAACTCAATACCATCAACATCAATGTTATCGAGTTGCTCAAACATATACTTAATGTCCTGTTCAGCTCTTTGTCTCAATCTTCTAGACATACTACACCTTTAAAAACAAAGAGAGGACACATACGCACCCTCTCTATGTGGTAAAATTTCTGTCGATTAGCCAGCCACATCGTAAGGGCGCAATTCGACCTTCATACCCTCAGTAAAAACTTCAGGTGCTTCACTCTTACCAATTTCTTCGCCACCAACAAACACCCTAAACTTACCAAGACCGGCATCTTTAGCCATAGCGAGAACCGTGCTTCTAAAAGAAGCGCCAATTTCCACATCGTTGTTCATTCCGTTCACACGGAGGTAAGTAGCAGACCTAGGACCTTCATCATAAAGTTCTTCTTCTCTTTCTTGGTCCCACACTTGTTCATTTCTCATTTCGATTTTCCTCCTTTCACTTTTTTATATTATACATCGCTCCTGTAGCGTTGTAAATCAATCGACTTTTGACATAAGGAAATAGTTTTCTGAATCATCTGTTTTCCTCATAAAGACCATTCCCAATTCTCTATCCTCAAGATAAGAAATCTTGAATACAAAGTTCTCGTAATCATTAGAAACAATTGACATTAGTTTAGAAAAATTTGAAAAATCAAAACAGATTGTCATATTGTCAAATTCCGCCTCTACAAGATCAAACTTCAAAGTATTAGAAACACTACTTCTTTTATCAGTCGATTCTATGGACAACATATTATCTTCAACATTGAAGTATACACGTCCAAACCTTGTGCCAACTTTTTTGATTTTCTTAAAGACATCAACAAAATTATCATCAACAGGCATTTCTAAAAAGTAATCTACCGACTCTAATGGTCCTTCTGCTGAGAAAATACTAACAACTCTTGGTGAACAGAAGAAGATATTTGATCTCTGTCTACCCACAGATAATGTTATCTTTTCTTGATGAACCCTAATGTTCGCTTCTTCTTCGTCTATTAAATTTAGAAACGGCATAATTGATTGATTTGGTTCAGAAAAGTTGAATTGAAATTCATCATTGTCTGTCATGTTAAGTATGACATCATTAGGAATATCAAGTAACACAATACCGTCATTGTGTTGTGTTATCATCTTTGAAACAACTCTGTCTTTTGTAAAGTCTAGTTGAACAGAATCTATACTTAAATCCAAAGTTGCCTTTCTTATTACAGATTTAAAATTTTCCACATTAACTTTCATTTAATTCTCTCCATCATTAGTAATATCTTTTTAGCCTCATTTCGTGAGACATTAAACTCAATTTCGATTTCCTCTAATTTCTTTGCCAGGGCTTTTGGTTCCTTTACTTTCTTAGTCCATCTAATAAATCTCTTACCCTTAGGCACTTTATCAAAATAATATTGGTAAATTATATCATCTTTTAGTAGGAATTGTAAAGGATTTAATTTATTAACTAAGTTAATAAGTTCAGGGTCGTGAGCAAGCCACATCGACAAAAGGTATGCCGAGCATATCTTTTTGTCATATTCTATTTTTCTCTTATAGAAAATAGCATTAAGGTAGGTGAAGAAATTAACTTCACTTTGTTTTTTACTCATATCTCAAACAACTTATCATCTAGCTTAGAGAATTTAAATACTCTCAATTCCTCTAAAAGATACCAATAACTATCTTCATATCTGTAAGGGCTTTCTTTATGTTTTATGCCTTTACCTATAACGAATTTATCTTTGTGTGTTAAGCCATCATATTTAGTATAAAGCGTACCATATAAGCTTCTTCCATTAATTTTCTTTAGAATAAAATATGAGCCATCACTCCATGTGTTCCACACTATTTTATGTCCTATTGCATCCTCTGGATTTTTTAATATCATATCTCAAATAACTCGTCTGGTAATAAATCAAAACTTTGATAACCAACTATATACCAAGAATCATACAATTTCTTACTTTTTGTTATACCTCTACATAAATTGTAACTTGTATTTTTATGTTTTCCATTTATATTATACAAGGTTCCATAAATCTTTTGTTTCCTTTTGCAAATCCTATCAACTATCATATGGGCTTGGTCCCATGAATAATATGCTACTTTTTGTCCTACTGCATCTTTCGCATCTATGAAATCGTCACGTTTACCCAACCTACTTTTAATCTTTCTGACACTCATACGATGCCTCTTTTTAGTATATCCACAACCATAGTCATAAAGTTAATTTCTTTAATTGCCACCAGTGAGTCCCACCTTAGTGCCTCGCCAATTGCCAAGATTCCGTCTCCCGGTGATGCGAAGTCTCCAACATTTTCAAACAAATAATTGTATAAATCAGGATAACTTACAAAATTGCTTCTGAGTGTTTTTCGTATCTCATCTAAATCTTTACGTTTTAACGCTTCAAAGATAACTTGAAAAACCTCGTCTGATGATGCAAATACTGGTTTTACTCTAAGTTTACCTTTTATTACATTTTGTTGTAGTGTATTAATTGTGTCTCTTATATCTGGATGACAATGCTTAACAATTTGAATAACCGCTTTTTTCTCTGCCTGTTCAACTTTTACCTTTTCGTTTTTTAAGATAAAAAGACAATGTTGAAAAATTTCCTGTCCGGGTGGATTATCAATTTCTATAACTTCACAACGAGACTTCAATTCCTTAATTATCATGTGTCCATAATTGGCTTGAAATATGAATCTTGTAATATCCTTAACAAATTCAATTTCATCCCTAAGTGATCTCTGGGCTTCTGGTGTCATTGCGTCTGCCTCATTTAGAACGACAACTTTCAAACCACCCAATCCAAGTGCTCTAGCAAATTCCGTTACTTGAACACGAATCGTATCAATGCCTCTTTCTTTACTGGCATTAATCCATATACTATCAAGTTTTGTTTCGTTTAAGAAAATTCTTGTAAATGTGCCTTTGCCAACTCCAGGCGGACCAATCAACATTAAGTTAGGGACTTTAGTTATTGTTTCTCCAAGTAATTCCCTAAGATCATCATTTACTATCATTTCATCAAGTGTTTTAGGCTCGTATTTAGCCCACCACAAATCAGTTGGATTCATTCTATTCAATCTCCTTTTAACAATACATAGTCATACATATTAATTATACAATAAAATCACACATTTGTAAAGCATAAAAAAAGTGTTGTCTCCACATGGAAACAACACCATCACTGTTATGAGAACACAATTTGAGTTTCATATCTTTTTACTTCAATTGCGTCACCTATAAAACCCAAAGATAACTCTAATTTTCGATTTTCTCCAACCTTATCTGAAACAACTAATATACATGAATAATCAGTTACCCATTCAAATTCGCCCTTTCCTATTTCATCTTTGAAGTATCCGCCGTACCTAGCTAACTGACCAATAACCTTGTCGGACGTTCTTTTTTCTGCTTTTATTTCAATAACCATCAGTCTTGAACCTATTCTACCTAGAAGGTCAACTCTGCCTACGCCAGGGATATTATATTGTCTGGCTATAATTTGAAGTCCTGGAAAGAGTAGATTGGGATTTTTCTCGATAATACCTTCAACTTTAGCTTCTTCTACTCTGATTAAAACACTAGTAATCTCATCTTCTTCTGTTTCTTCAAGACCATTTGTTTCCTCAAGACCTTCTTTATAATCTTTTAGCCATTTAAACTTATTACTGGCATATCCTATTCCATCATTTTCCTTGACCTTTACAATTTCTAAAAGGCCCATATCTATTAACGGCTGATGATATGCCATACCTTTACCTTTCCACCTACTTTTGTATTCACCATTTTCATCTGTACCGCAATATTCTTTCGTAACGTCACCTATTAAACCTTCCCCCTTCTCCCTTAATATGTGTGACATCCAACATTTGTTTGTATCTTGTGTGAATCCACAGATTTTACAGCGTGCCATCTTATTCTCCTAAAAAAGACAAAAAGAAAGGGACGCTGGTAAGAGCATCCCCGGTCTTTTTTGTGTGATTGTGTTTAGTTCACAGCTTGCTTGAGAGCTGCTGAAGGCCTGAATTTCACGACATTCTTGGCTGGAACGTCAACAGGCTCACCAGTCTGGGGATTACGAGCGGTACGGGCATTCCGGAACTCACTTCTGAAAGAACCGAAACCGACCAAGGTTACCTTGCCATCTTCGGCAAGACCGTTAGTGATACCGGCCATAACAGCACCGATCACTACTCGAGCGTCCTTCTTGGTGATTCCACTCTCGGCTGCAACGAAATCAACTAGTTGCGCTTTGTTCATAACTTCTCCTCCTTTACAGATTTTATGGGTTTGATTGATCTAAAATTTTCTCAATCTCTTAACACCATGATAAACTCTTCCGAGTCAGATGTAAACAAATTTCTCGGATTTTTTCTCTCACCACTGCTAAGTTTTTCCAAAAGCCTCGATTGGAAGTCTAAGCCACGATAGCATTTATTACACACTCTACCAATATCGTGTAGTGCACAAGAAATAAAATCCTCCTCAATTGTGGTACCACAAAGTCCGCAGATAAAAGCGTCCTTTGGTGTACCAAATTTTTCTCTTAGGAGTTCTTTAATGTCTATATCCATTTTCTTGCCAACCATGTTCCTACACCTAATCCTACTGCTGCTAGAAAAAATGATGTACTGAAAAACTCTGTACCTACTACAACATCTAGCCAAAATATGAATTGGGTCCACCAAGCTATATTTTGATTTGTAAATCTTATAGTCATTATCTCACCTCTATTTAGTTGGAATTGCTAAAGCTTCCTCGAATTTGTAATCCACGAAAGCCAACTGGAGAAATTTTATCAAATCCTCCGCAGATGTAAACACTCGGCGGTCATTGTGAGGCAGGGAACCGTACCTAGTTTGATATTCCAGAAGGAAAAATTTTGGACCATATATTCTAATTTGTCCATCTAGTACCCTAGGTTTAGATATTAGAACATATCTATATTTCTTGTCCTCCGACAATCCGCATCCACCATAGACAGAGGCAAGATAGTTTCTCTCAACAAAACTAAGAACTTCTTTCATTAGTTCTTGTCGTTTACTCATCCTCCTCCTCCAGTTCTCCTACTAAATTTTCAAGGGCTTTCGCTATACGTTCCATAAGTGTAATCATTCTAGGAACATCAGCCATAAAAAACTTTCTACCTATGGGTGTTTGAAAAAACTCTGGTCCACTCATTATGTAATATCCTCCTCTTTTAGAGACTCCATTATCGCAGCCATAACATCTTTCTTTACTTGGCCATACTTTGCATTTACTTGATAATATCCAGCAACTTGAGGCATAACTTTTGCCGTTATCTTCTTTGCTAGAAATTCTCTATATGTATCTGAATCAAAATTTTCTAAGGATAAGTCTTTCATATATGATACCTCCAACAATATTCTCTTAAAAACTCCATTAAGGGCTTCAACTCACCTATTGGCATAGCACTTACCATAACAACAGCTACAGAGGACTTT